AGGGGCAGTTCGGCCCTTGGCGAAAGCTTCCACCTTATCGACAACAGGTGGTGGCTCTCTTTTCGGTGGCGATTTAATTCTGGCTTCAATATCGGCCTTGGCTTCATTGAGGCGAAGTCTTTCCGCGCGTGCATTTGCCAGGCGATCAGTTGCCTCAATTTGGGCCTCCACATCGCCTGCTTGCACGGCAGCACGCAGAGCACCCTTGGCACTTTCAGCCTCTTGCTCAGCACCTGAAACGGCTGTGGTAATAGTGTCCAAATGCGAGGACGATTCGGCCTTGCGGGCGCGCTCCGCTTCCTGCTGGTGACGAGCAGCTTCTTGTTCGGCTTGCAGACGGCGATTGGATTCATCTTCACGGCGTTTCTCAAGCTCGGTATTCTTGGCTTGCAGTTCTTCGTGCTGGCGTTTCAGTTCCGCGATCGCGTCGTCCGGCTTTGGTTTATCCTCCGGCTTTTTAACCTCGCCCGCTTCCGCCGCCGCGACATTGGCGTCCTCGTCCGGCACGATTTCGAACGCCACTTCTGATTCATCGACCACGTAATTTGTCCCCGCAAATTTTATCAAATAATTCCCACGATGGCGACACGATTATGCCAAACCCCTCATGGTAAACTACAGTATTCATCTTCACCCGCACATGCGGCTTGAACCGCCCGTGCATCTTCCAGCCCTCGCGCAACCATGCATTATGCGACCAAACTACCGGACCAACTACTTGGAGCATGGTCATCTCAGATGGTGGATGAAGCCGCCTCAGCGACCGCCTTGCAGGATGAAGCCAAAGTCGTGCCATCCAAGCAAGAACAGCAGAATGAACAGTAGTAGTGCGTTTCCGCCAAACCCGTATTCCCAAGCAGAACCTTGGCGCCACCAAACCATGCCAAATAGCAGCCACAAGATCATCAGAATCCAAAACAGTAACCCAATCGGCATGACAGTTCCTCCTTTAGCATTGCTTCCAAAATCTGTCCGCGATCAGCGCGTGCCGTTCATAGTCGCGCAGATCAACGCCTTTGCCTTGATACATCCAGCGCAAGTAGGCGTCCGCCGCCTTCTCGCCGTGCCATTCAGCTATATGTTTTTGCATTTCCCCGCCGCCACCGCTCAACCGCAAGTTCCCTGCCGTATTTTATATTCGTTTGGATGATTTCATTGGCATCATCGCTCGATAGTCCCGCGTCATTCTTATCGTCTTGATTAACAATGGCCTGCCCGACCAATACGCCAATTGATGCCAGCAATTCACCATGATTGAGCACGGTTCGATTTCTATTCCACCAATCAGACAAGACCTTTGATAGTTCATCTTGGGCTTGCATCAGTTCTGATGAAGCCAATTTCTGCTTGAGATTTTTCATCAGTAAATCAGCGACGGATCGGAGGTGCGCCCCTCGACAAAAATGTCCTGCACCAGCCACACGCTCAGACCATCGTTGGAGGTGGTGCGGTCGCGGATGAAGAATTCCCAAGCGTTGGAGCGACGAAACAAAAGCCAGTCGCCAGGCTTAACCGTGATGCCGCCAAACCGAGCGCCAGTGTCATCGGCAAAAGCTAACGGACCAACCTTGAGCACCAAGGCAGCCTTGCCCTGGTAGCGGTTCTCATCAAGCTTCTTGTCCGGCTCATGGAAAACGAATTCGCTGCCATCATCCCGCTTGATCACCCTCGGTGGGGGGATGTAGGTGGCGCATAGAATGCGGTTATGGAAAGGTTCGTAATCGCTTAGATAGCCGGCCGCTTCCCAGAGGGCGTCGGCTGGATCATGGATGGCGGCCTCGGTGAGAGACCGAAGATCTGTTCTCATTGATTCCCCGCTCGGCTCGCTCAACTTCCTCGCACACGCGCAAGGCTTCGTTGATGCCTTCTAGCCGCCCCAATCGGTGCTTATAATCCGCCCAATCTTCGGGACTGCCGTCGATGAGATGGTTCGCCCAGGCGTTCCTGATCTCACCGAGCCTTTGCCTTATAGTCCGAATGTCCGGCGCATGGTCAAGCGCAAAGACATGAAATCCACTACTAGAATCTTGATTCACCGTTCCCAATGCTCACGTTTTGCCAGCTTGTTCTTGGCCAACCGCCCGACCCCGGAATTCGCCCCGGCCGGCAAATGCGGCCCCATCTCCTTGCCGTATTTACCATTGGAATAGATGGCGCCCCCCGCCTTGCGGGTAATCACCGGGCCGCGACCGATATTGACCGTATCCTGTTTGTTGTCGGTATGTTGCACTTTCGTTCGCCCTTTGGCTATCGAGACCGTGTTGGCATTGACATGACCGCCACGGGCATAGCCGGGTTTCATCTCGGAATGGCCAAAAAGCTCTTCCGTGGAATTGGGATGGGAAGGCGACATATCGGAGTGTCCCCACAATTTGTTGACCTTGCCGCCGCGCTTGCGCATCGGCATGCCACCTGGGGCTCCCATGCCCGGGGGCGGCATCATGGGCGGCTTTGGCGGCATCGGTGGCCCCATCCCTGGCGGAGGTGCTGGCGGCAGCCCTGGAGGCCCTCCTGGGGCTCCCAGTCCTGCCATGGGCGGATGCTGGCCACCCGAGGGGGCCACAATCACATTCACATTGGTCTTGCCGCCCTTGCCATGGTGGACCTTGCCACCCTTGGCGCGGCGGATGGTACGGTCGCCTCGAGCTTTGACCGGCCCGCCATCGGCACGCATGCAAGAGCCCTTGACCGATTTCTTGATGAGCGCCTTATCTTCGGCCTCATCGTCATGCGCCACCTTGCCGCCACGGGCGCGCTGGTGACAGCCGCGAACCTCTTCCTTCATCCCGGCAATATGGGAGACGCGGGAGCGTTCTACTTTATGAGCGCGGTGTTCCTGGTGGGGATGTGCCATCAATATGCCTCGTCTTTCTTGGATTCATAGGAAGCGTCTGCCGTCGGTTTCGGGTCGGCGCCATAATTCCGCACCACCGATTTGATATCACCCTTGTCGGCCTTTTCGATGTGCTGCTTCAGCCCGCCGAGCCATTTCGGGTCATTCTTATGTCGCGCCTTCTGCATGAACGTGCCCATTAGGATTCCTTCTTTGGCTTGGTGGGGGTCGGCTTATTGGCCTGCTTCTCGGCTACCTTATGTTGATTCTGGTCTTTTTGCGATTCCCGGCCATGCTCAGCCACGCCCAGCGCATGATCCTGTTCGGACTGTTGCGCTTGCTGGTTGGCTTGGTGGACCCCGAGCGCGTGTTGCTGGTTGGCCTGATGCACGCCCAGCGCATGATCGGCCGCGGCCTGCTGGCTCTTGGCATGGATCTCGTGGGCCTTCAGGCTGGCATTCACCAGTCCCAGACCCGCTTGTCGCTTGCTGGCATTCTCGGCCTGCTCGGTCTTTTGCACCGCACCCACCATGTCCGCCTTGGCCTTTTGCGCCTCCATCACCGACTTTTCCGCATCATGGGCATGGATCACTTGTTCTTTTTCCAAGTCCATCTGCCGCGTCGCCATGTCGGTTTGCAGCTCGTTCATCTTCAATTGGTTCTCGGCGCCCTTGCCGGCAATGTCGGCATCGACCTTTTTCGCCTTGGCTTGCGCATCGATCATCTTGGCCTGGTCGGCCACTTCCGGCGGCGGCGGTTGCGGGTTTGGTACCAACAACCCAGCGGGATCTTCACGAATGGCAGCCAGCACCCGCCGCAATACTTCGCCCTGGTCCAGCATGCCCGGAAACAACGGCATCAACTGAATCAGACCCAAAGCCTTGGCAACCCGGTGAATATGGGAGGGCACGTTGGGATCGGAAACCGGCACCAGCTTATGATTTTTGAGCGCCGCCAGCAGTTGCGCCTCGTCCCAGCCGGCTTCCACCGCGGGCGATGCGGAATCCGCCAACAGGTCTTCCGGATGGCGCCGAAACAGTTCGACAATGCGCTGCAATTCCTCGCTTTGCGCCGCGTGCATCCCCTTGTGCGCCGCCGCAATCACCTTGGTGGCCTGCTCGATTTGCGCCATCATGGTGCCCACCGGCACGTTCGCCACGCCTTCCGCGGCCGGAATATCCGCGACCCCGCCCAGTTCCTTGCTCTGGCCGGTGATCTGCTCCATCAAGGTCATCAGACCCGAGGTCACATCGCGGTAAACGCCGGTAAAGATACCTTTCGACAGATCCGCCAGCCCCGAGCCATCCAACGGCACGAATTCGCCCGGGCCAAACTGAAACGTCGTATTCGCGTTACCGCCGTCCTTGCCCCGCACCAGCCGCTTGTCGATAAAACCGCCGGGGAAATTGGCAAACATGCCAGCATCCAGCGCCTCGCGCCACGCCGCGGTCATCGCCGCACTGGCATTGCCCAGCAAATTAAGCAGCCCAGTACAGTAGAATCCCGGGCCGGGAATGTACGGATAGCGGAAATACATCGCCTCCCGCATGCACCATTTATCGTCTTCCAGCCAATCGCGCCGAATCGCCAGAATTTCTTCGCTGTCCTTGTCGATCGTCACCAGATACGGCAGCGGAATGCCCTTGTCCTTGAACTGGCACGAATTGGGCACAAAATCGTCCAAATCCAGCTCGCACTGGGTCTCCCACAAGGTATAGGGCTTGTCCTCGGGCCGCACCGCCACTGCATCGGTGCCCTGGATCGCCGCCACCTTGCTGTCGACCACATTCGGTTCGGGATTGGGCTGGGTTTCGCCCGCCGTCTTGCGATAGGCGCCGATATACTGCATGAGCTTGAAGACGGAAGGCCGCATCTCGATTTCATGGGTGATGCGACCGCAGGATTTGAAATCGGTCGAGGCGTCGGACACAATCAAGTCCTTGCCATCGACCTTTTCCGCTACCGGACGGCGGCGCCGCGGGCAGCGATAGACTTTTTTGAAGCCAGACCCCCTAAATATAGTACCCCAGAGCAGCATATGGCTGGTCTGGGGATAGTATTCCGGCGCCCGGACCGTCAGGTAATGGTTCATGGCGCGCTCGAGGATCTCGGCCTGGCCGTCCTCACTCGCCGTCTCGTGCCCATCGTTCTTGATTTTGACCGGGCCGCCCGCGGGCAGCAATTCAGCTTCCGCATTGGCCCAGGACTTGAACACCGCCGAGGCCAGCAGCGGGTTTTTGACCTTCGACATGATCGGGCCGTCGCCGGTGGAACTGACATCGGCGCTCGGGCTTTCCAATTGCAGCCCCAGCAAATCAAACCCAGTTTTGGTATTGTTCAGCCAGCCCGAACGGCTCTCGTTGTCCGCCTTGACCCCAGCCACCAAGTCATTGGTGAGGATGGACAATTGGATGCCATCGAGGTCATCCACGAGATTCCGGAACCATTCCTTGTCGTCCTGGCTGCCAAGCCCCGGCTGTTTCTTGTCCAGTTCGACACTAGCAGTGCCATCCGGATTCAGGGTTGTGACCGACCCGGTATCGGGGTCGACATGCACCGTCTCCGATTCATCATTGACAACTATGCGTAGGGGTTCACCAGCCATGAAACAACCATATCATGCCCCGCCATCGCTGACGAGGCACGATCTGGCAGGATCAGGCGCCGACGGCGGTGGCCAGCCCACCGACCGCGGTGGAAATGTCGGTCGCATCGCTCTGGATCCCGTCCAGGAGGGTCTGGTCGGCCGCCGACAGCGTCGACGTGGTGGAATTCTGCAACGCCGCCAGTTGCGCTTCAATATTGGCAATTCCGGTGGCAATCCCCGGCACGGCTGCTTTCACCGCGTCCAAGGTCGCTTTTACCGCCGCCAGTTCCGCAGAAATATCAGCCATTTGGTTCTCCAATTTTAGCAATGTGGTAAAAATCGCTACCACGATCGGGTCGTTCATGCTCAGTCGAGTCGAAATTGTGAACATGAAGCCTTATACCTGATTCAGTATTACAATGGTATGGCAGGGGCGGTCATGCCAGTACCAGTAACGGCGCATCGTCATAAATCCGCCGCTCTGCCATCGCAGCATAGTCTGGGTTCAATTCGATCAGGATCGCGCTGCGCTGCAACCGGTCGGCCACGAGCCCAGTGGTGCCAGCACCACCGAACGGATCCAGCACGGTCCCACCTTCCGGGCATCCGGCCTTGATGCAGGGTTCGATCAGCGCGGGCGGAAATGTGGCAAAATGGGCCTCGGCAAATGGTTGGGTGGTGACTTCCCAGACGCTGCGCTTGTTGCGGGTGTCACGCGCTCCAATCTGCGTGAGACCGGCTTTCGTCCGCATCCTCGCATCACCATTGTTGTAGGCAGTCTCACCTTTGTGGGTAATATTGCCCGCGCCTTCTGGACGCAAAGCATCTTCCTTGATCGCATCCGCATCGTAATAATACCTCGCGCTCTTACTCATCAAGAAAATGTATTCATGGGCCTTGGTGCAGCGGTCGGTGACGGATTCCGGCATCGGATTTGGCTTCGACCAGATCAAATCTTGTCTGAGATAGAATCCTGGCTCAAAAAGAGATGGCGGCTCAATGGCCCAATCTGGCAGATCAACATCGCCGCCTTGATTTAATTTGGATAGCGCGGCCACGAGCCATGAACGTTTTTCTTGCTGCTCTGGTAAGTAACCCTTCTTTTTGGAAGGTAATCCGCGTTGCATTTCAATGAATGTATAACCGAGAATAGCCTGCTTCCGCTTTGCAACGAGATACGGGTATGTCTCACGCAGAAAGAGCGACTTTTGCTCCATCCGCTCGACATCCCAACGAAAGACAACGCGGTTAACTACGCCACCCTTTTGATAGACGTTCTCTTTTGACTGTGGAAACAACTGACCGCATTTTTCGATAATCGGAACGGATGAATTCGTGATCCCAATATAAATATTTGTCTTGGTTCTTCCTTCAAATTCATATTCTGACGCGGTAATGCACCCTTCGGCATCTAACATCGCGGCAAGCCAAACCCGATCTAGTTCGGAGCTAACCTTTCCTGTGTAGTAAGGGGCTTGCAGAGCGAAGGCCACGCGCCAGGGAATGCCGATGAGGTCTTTGGGCTTTAGTTCTCCCATATCGAAACGACGCGATTCCATCTTTTGAAATTGGATATTCTGCAAATCTTTATTCGGTCCAAGGGTGCTCTTGCCTGCTCCGCCACTGCCCTTTGTAGTGCTCGAATAACTATCCCCCAAATTCAGCCACAGCGTCCCGTCATCCCGCAGCACGCGCCGCACTTCGGCAAACACCGCCACCATCTCAGCCACGAAGGCGTCCGGCGTTGGCTCAAGGCCGATCTGTCCCGCCACACCATAATCCCGCAATCCGAAATACGGTGGCGAGGTCACGCAACAATGCACGGATCGATCCGGCAGGGTTTTCAGCACGTCCCGGCAATCGCCGGTCAGAACTTGCACGGTCATTTCCGCACAACCACCAATTTAATGACAAAACGCCAAAACCGCAGCCGCCAGCAGCCTACCCATGTATCATTCTTGGTACTGCGGCGGATCTGTTTGGCTGTGAATAATAACAAGCCGGTTCACCATCGACGTAGCACCACAGGCCCGAAAATCCACGCCATCTGCGACAGCGCGAACACAAGCCCAACCACGGTCCAAAAACCAACAGTCTGGTTTCGTTCGGTTTTCTTGCCAGTCATCAAGGAAAATAGGAACATGTTCTGATCTGCAATGTTCTGAATGCCAAATGGATGGTTCGCCCAGTCGGGATCATGAACATGGAAGGTGTTGGCAACCTCGTCATGGCTGCCATAAATCTCGTCGCAAACCTGTTCCCAATGCTCTTTCGGACTTTCATAGGGTTTTGTCTCTCCTCCAGGTCTCGGAACGATGATCTGCGGGACTTCACCCATTCGCTATTTGCGCATCCACTTAGGATCAGGATCCACCCAATAGGTTTTGCCATCCTTGTTGGACTTGTAGGGGTTGCCAAAGCTCTTGCCAGGCGGCGGGTCTTCGTCTTGTTTCACGGCCATCTTGACGGCGTGACGCTCGCGGCGGTGCTCGGTTTGCTTAAACGACTTGTCGCTATCAGCGATCGCAATGCCACCACCGGGACGCTTCTTGTGTGAACGAGTCATGGCTGCACCCATACATCAGCAATAGGATCGGCCCGCAGTATGCCACAAAAAAGGCCAACCCGACCAGCCAGCCATGCACTTTATCCTTGGCGCTCTGAATCATGTTTTGCGCACCCATTCACTTGTAGCGCGGTCAACGTCTTGATCTTCCAACGCTCCACACCATGCGAGGACAATGCCGCCGCCAGAGCCAACCCGATCACAAAAGCCAGCCCCACTTGCATCGTCACGGGAGGCACGTCCCAATCCAGGGCGAGACCGACCCCAACAGCATGCCCATTCCAAAACACAAAAAACCGATCGCCAGCATCTTGATAAAAATGCTCTCGGGGTCGGTTTCCAGCATCATTTCTGTGTCAGTTCTGGGAACATTTCCTCAGAAAGTTTCAGGTTATGGTAAAACTTCAGAGCATCGACAATGACCTGCTGACAGTCTGCTCCAAACCCAGCCTTTTTGTCTCCGATCTGAACCATGACCAGATCAGCCTTTTCGAAGATCTCAGCGAGGTTCTTGATTTCGTCCGCTTTCATTTCTTGTCTTTCGCCCGATGCTTCCAGGCCCGCGCCTCGACCCGCAAAAACTGCGCCGCTTGATATTCCGCCCACCAGCAGTTCTTGACCGTGGCCATGTTACAGACATCCAACAGCGCATCCAATTCCGGCAGCGTCAACTTCCGCACATACGCCACCATCAGCGAATAATGCTGCGCATGCGGCGCCAGCATCGCCCGCTGCTCCTTGGAAAGCTTTTCGACGGGGTTCATTTTAGGATCAGTTTGGCAGCAGTGGTATCTTGGGGAAACAACGATAGTCAGCGCGTGTTGTCGCCGTATTCATTGCTCCCGACCAATAGATTCCGGCTCGCTGGCAATCTTCCAGTTCATAATAGGTGGTAGGGATCGTCGTCATGCTCATCGCTGGACCGCCTGTATAAAGCATCAAAATCAAGAAATACATTCTAGACCCCCCCCGGCGGCAGATAGCAGTACACGTTATCATTCATCTCGCCCGGCCCCATGAACAGCACGCCATGGCCGGTGGGATTCTGTTGCCGCGTCGCATCCACGATCTTACGGTCTGGAATGAAAATGCGGGTGCCAACCGCGATATGCCGTCGCGTCATGCCGTTGCCCATGATGGTGCGGCCAAAACAGCAATCCGGCCGCTCATCCGTCACAATGGCAAAGTATCGTTTATCTATTGTCTCATAGGAATCCGCCCAGTAGGAATCCGCTTCGCCGCAGCAGCTCACGGTCGGGCTGTCCGGCATCTTCAAATGCTCGAACCAGTCGCTCCATTCGGGGTGACCTTCCTCATGGCCATAAACTGAGCTCATCAGCCACAGCATGCCCCCAATCCCCACCACCAACATGCAGACCCATACAATCAGGGTCGCTTTAATCGCGTCCAGCATCCGCTCGGTCATCGTACCCCCGCACTTCCAATATCGGCGGCGGGGTCAGATTCTCGTCAGTTCGACGGTCCCGCCCCCGCGGTTTCCAAATATGATCAGGTCCGACCTCCCATTCATCCCCAACAACCGAGGTGTAATAATCGCCCGGAATCAGATCAGGCCATTCTTTGTCGGTCGGCAAATGGATCGGCGATCGCATTATTGCACTTTCAAAATACTGGAACGCCGACTCTGTCGTTCGATCGTCCCGCCAGTCACCGCCGCATGTATCTTGTACTTCAAATCATCGCAGGCGAGATTCAAATCCGCTGCATGCCGCCCCGCCATCACCGAGGCAAAGCCACCTTCCAAACACGCCACGATCCCGATGGTTTTGACATTGCCCTCGAGCGCTTGCGCCAGCGCCTCTTTTATCAGGTCGACAATCGCCACTTGTTCCTCATCAAGAGGCGTTCCGATTAGTTTGCTTTTCGTCATTTTGATCAGCCCCCGCTGGATTGCCTTGGCCCCGACCAAGGTAGACACATTTGAACGTCTTGATATCCTCAATGCCGCGCCAGGATTCATACCCCACCACCGCACAGTCTTTTTCCGAAATATAGCGATGCGCATCATCCAGTCTTGGATGACAGGCCTGGATGTTCGGATCCATCGTGCAGGATAGGAAAAGTAAAAACCACATTATCGTTTTTCTTTCTGCAACCGCCGCCATTCATAAATAGTATTCACGCTGATGTTAATCACCATGGCAACCATCATCAGGGACACGCATCCTGTCATCACAACAATAGAAATAGTAAACACCAAATTATCCTGACACATCACCGCGGCCTCTTAATGTTCTTCGGCAACTGCGGCAACGGACGCCAGCACCACGGTCGCACGGGGCGTGGCAACGCCATGTTGATGTCGAAATTATACGCCACGATGAACCACAAAGCACGGTTTGGATTCCACCATCCTTCGCGCACGCCTTCATCCAAGCCAAGCAACACCGGCACCCGATCGGCTGGCCGCAATCCTTTGGCGACCAGATGCCAGCGATCGGTCGTCCTGTCCACTACCAAAATCCGAAGTGATATAATTGATAAACCAGCATCAAGCCATTAAACGCCGTGACGGCGAGCAAAAAGATCACGAGTCCCTTATTGTCTTGCATCACACTTCCGCTTCCGGCCATACCTGCGCAATTTTTTCAGCCGCTGAAACTTTCGAACCGCCTCAAGAATGTGGTTCATATGAATCAAAATCACCTCGTGACCATGCACCTCTAGGGCGTGGTGGAACAAAAAATCCTTCAATATCGGCTTGCGGATCATGCATTAGCCTTTGCCAGCCGGACGCAAATCACCGCCAAGAACCACGCCACCAGCCACGGAAATCCCTCCGGCCATATCAGCAGCATCACTTGAAAAACCGCCCCGTACAGAATGGCCATCAGAACGCAAATCCAGAACCAATACAGCCTGGTCTTTACCACCTCAGCCACGTCAGCCGAAACGGCCCCAGCGCCCACATGTCTTCCCCGCGCCCCAATTGCCAAGTAAACGGAAACACCATCAGTTCATATTGCCCGCGCTCATTGCCAATGCCGAGCACCATGAAACAGGTTTTCACTTCATCCCGTCCAAGCAAATATCGGATAAATCCAAGTGCCACCATCGTCATAATGGCAGGTGATTTTATGAAGAGAAAATGGTTGGAACTTTTTCACCTTCTCAACATTTTTGAGATCAAAAGCCACCCATTCGCCATCGCCCTCAAACATGGCCAAAGCACCATCTTCATCCCGCATTTCCACAAAAACCTTCACCAGAAATTCACCTTGTTCCTGGGCTTGCTCACGTGGGTGATGCTCTCGAGCAACCGCGCATCATATTCCGGATCGTCAATCAATAGCCCATGGTCGATAAAATAGCGCATCGCCATCGTCGCACTGTCGGTCAGATCGTCATACTTGTGCATCGGAAACGATTCCATCTCCTCCATCAATAGTTCGCTCCAATCGCGGATCGGGGCAAACACCAGTTCGTTGGCAAACACCCACTGCACGCTGAGCGCGCGAGCCTCTTTGTCGCCCTTCACCGGCATCGGCTCGATACCAAAGTTAGCACGGCCATACCGATTCGATAGTTCTTGTGCTGCGGAAATGCCACTGGCTTTTGCCTCTATCAACAGAACATCGACCTTGCGCAAGCGACAAGTATGCCGGATCCATTCCACCAGTCCCCATTTCTCCCGCGTACGATGCTCCCACATCTGATAGGATTCACCCGCCAGAACAGGGCAGAGCTCGCCCGAGAACGGCAAATGCTTGCGCCAGGCCCACAACAGAATCGCCCGCGGCCGTTCCTCCTGAGTCACCGGGTCTTTCCAGTGAAAGCGTCCCCACACCGTCATGCCGGTGGGATCGTTGCGCTCCTTGGCCGTGAACGCACTGTCGACGCTCGCCACCACCATGTCACAGACCGGAAACGAACCCGTCGGGCTGTCCCACAATTGCCACCAAGATCGCTTAAAGATGCCTGCACCGCGCGGAATTGGCGTCTGCTGATACTGCCCGGCCCAGGAATAGGGCGAGCCCTCTTTGCGGATCTGGTCCAGCACCGATTGCGGAAAGCGTTCCGGCCACGCCAGCAAGTCCGTGGTCTGGTTCGGCTCATAATCATCATGCCGCGGATCATACCAGCCCAGTTCGTTATACCGCGGCTCAAAGTTTTCGTCGGACTGCAGCCCATAGTCGAAAATCATCGGCACCATCAAATGGCAATAATCCATCCCGGCGCCCAAAATCACCCCGGACACGTCGTCGAAATGCAGCCGCTGCATGATGATAACGATAGCGCCAGTCTCAAGGTTGTTCAGCCGATTGCTCATCGACTCCCTGAACCACCTGACCGTTTCTTCTCGGACGATTTTCGATTCGATTTCGATGACGTTGTGCGGGTCATCAAGAATAACCCGATCGCCACGTTCACCAGTAGCCACGCCCCCGACAGAAGAAGCCAGTTTCCATCCTGTGCCTGCATTGCTGACGAGCTCCTCACCGATCTTCACTGGGGTAATCTTGTCACCAAACCACAACTGATATTCGGGCGAGGTCACCAGCGCCGCAAAGCGCCGATTGTCGCGCCGCGTGAGAGATGCCGAATAGGAGAACGTCACATAACGCAAATGGTTGCCATAAATCGCCCATTCCCAGGCCGGCCAGAACACATCGACCAGCAGCGATTTCATGAAACCGGGCGGCACATTGATGAGCAGCCGCGTTATCTCGCCCTCGGAAACCGCATAGAGATGGGCGCAGATCGCCTGCAACACCCAGCCCTCGACGAATTCGGTATTGGGCTCGAGGATCGACCAGAAATGACGGACAAAGGCCAGCAAGCCATTGGGACCGGTGAAGTCGCGGACCAGCCGCTGGCGGCGCAGCTCGATCAACCGGTCAATCAGTTCACCCTGGGTTTCGGTTTCCAGCATCCGCCGCGTCAATCATCGCTTTCCACACCGTTTCGGCCTCATAATCCAATTCGCCCCGAGCAGTGCCCGCCACATAGAGATGGCTGCCGGCATTCACCATTGCCTCGGTTGGCTCGCGCATCGCCGCAATGGCAGCCCGTGCTTTTACAAGATCATCGCCCCACACCTCATTGCTTTCAGCAATCGCCCGCGCCACCCGCTCGACCATGCTGCTCATGGCTCATCCTTTAATGCCGCCTCCATCATTGCTGGCCTTG